GTGCTTTGATTCAGCTCCACACATAGAGCAGTTTGGTCTGGCAAGCATAAATAATCTTTGTATCTCAATTACATCTTTTGAGTACCTTCCATGCTTTCTATTTGAATCACCCATTTTATTTCTTATATCTTTATTTGCCATTGGATTAAGAGTTCCAGATTGGAATCCATTTTTTGCAATAAGATCACCAACTTTTAAATCACCTGCCTTTTTCCATATATTACCAGGAGTAAGAACAAGGTGATCTTTTGTTAGACTTATTTTTGTATCTCTATAGTGCAAAGATATGGTCTCTTTCTTTCCAGTCTTGAATACATCAACTATATCATCAAAGAATAGAACATCATTATCAATATCATATGCTCTAATTTTATTAACAAGTCCTTTGTTTTTTAGCCATCTTTTGTATTTAGAGTTGTGATCCCCATGATACATTTTATATAGCCCACTAACTGTGATAAGAGTGCCGTCTTCACAAGTTAAAATCCCCTTTCCTGACACACAATGCCTAGCGTGACCTTCAGCTTTGTATATCTCCTGCATTTGAGGATACTTATCAAGGAACTCTCTGCCTGTCTCCCCCTCTAATGTATCTCTAAGGCAGGACTTTGCACGAGCATCACCAGAACTCCGCTCTATGATCGAATCCTTGAGCGCCTTGGTTTCATAAGCTGGTATATTATATGCCTTAGCAAAGTCATTGATAATAGTCCTCGGAGAATAAGATGAAATGGTTGCCAGTTTATGTACTGACTTGTACTTCTTCTTAGTCTGAGTTATAACGTCAGCTCTACGAGTATCTGGATAATCAGTATCAATATCTGGATAGTCATTCCGATTTACATCAATGAAACGTTCAAATATCAAACCATGCTCTATAGGGTCTATGTTGGTTATCCCTAATGCATAGCATACTAGACTGCCACCAGAAGACCCACGACCTGGGCCAACAATCATAGACTTCTTTGCCTCCTTTATCATATCACATACAATCATGAAATAGCCATCAAAATTCTTGCTTTGAATCATCTCTATCTCATAACTTAGCCTCTCTTTGTATTCTTCTCTGTGCCAAACACCTCTTACTCTTAGCCCCTGCCAGCAATCAAGGACAAAGTCTCCATTGCCATTATACTTTACCATCTCTGCCCTAGGAAGAGAAAACTCTTCTATGAGATCAGGGATGCTATCCCTTGCTTTTATTTGCTCTTTGGTACTAGGGGGCTGCCTTTCTTCTTCACCTCTCTCTCCAGTAATACATTGATAGATAATCTTATCACTAGGATTATTGTATAGCTTTACTTTTGTGCAGATATTATTCCTATTAATGGTGTGAGGGAACTTATCTCCAATTACAATAAGGTCAGTGTCACACAAGTCTTCTGGAAGTATTCGATTAAAGCGATTGTATCGCTCTGTACTCTTAGAGTATATCCTATACAGATCAGATACACCTTTTGCACTCTTAGCTATAAGTATAAGTGACTCAGCTATGTTGTGCGTTTTATATACTGACCTGTCTTTCTTAGATATATCTGTCATAATAACAGTCAATCCATAGATAGGCTGTATACCTCTGTCAACACACTCCTTTTCAAATTTAATAAACCCAAAAGGGGTATCATCAATTATACATACCTCAGAGATTGCAGACTTTTGAGCTGCACTCTCTACGGCCACATCAAGCGGAAAAAATGCCTTCTTAAAAGAGTATTCAGTCTTTGTAAATTGCAAGATTTATTTCTCCATTCTCAGTTAGGTGATGGAATATTCTCACCAAAGCTTGCACATCATTTTTAGCTCTGTGGGCTTTGAAGGCTGACTTAAACAACTTGTTATATAGAGCACCCAAACTTATTCTGTAGCCAGTTTTCCGCTTGTGATTGGCTACGGTGCATAGGTCATGATTAGATTTTGGTCTATTCAATCCAATCCTTTTAAACTCTGTCTCTAGCATTCCATTATCAAAAGATATATTGTGAGCTACTGCTAGATCAGTTCCATGGAATAGCATCATTATATCATTATGTATTTCAAAAAAGGTAGGTGCGTCTTTTACATCATCATCTGTAATTCCGGTTATTTTCGTTATTTCTGTACTAATAGGTTCGCCAGGATTAATGAGGAGATCCAACTCATTAATGACATTGAACTCTTCATCTATGACTACTCCATAGAACTCTATGATCTTGGGTTGATCTTCCAGCGGGGTGTTATCTGGCAAAAGTAAGCCGGTGGTCTCAGTATCAAAAAGTACAATGTTCATTCGTAGTTGGCCTCTATCAAAAAGTTAATTAAATGTCTTGCTTTCTGTAAGTCTTCTATTCCATTTTTGTCTCTATGTCTCAATACATATTTTATAATGCTTGCTTCTATTGCTGGCGTTTTATTGGCCTCAAAGAATTCCATGGGCTGTATCTTATACTTCTTATAATGATCGCCCCCTATTTGAATATCTAACTCTGACATCTTATTCTCCAATAGTAAAATGCCCTCAATTAAGAAGGCATTTTATTAACAAATGGCTAGGATTAGCCTTCGTAACGAGCAGCAATTGAATTTGCAGTCTTACGAATGTTATTATGTTGGTTAAACCATCGTGTTGGATTGACCTGATCTTTCTCGTCAAGAGAGGCAATCAAATCCTTGAGGTCTTTCTCTGTCATCTTAGGGTTTTCGACAAGGCTTTTGTGGAACAAAGTAACAAAAGGATTTCGCGCAGAGCCATCACCTTTAGGCTTCGCATAGCATTGTTGCTCTGTCTTCTTAGCATAGGCACGCACAAGGGCAGCAGCGGAGCGTTCTGTAGAGCCAGTCAAAGCTTCTTCAAGTTTTGAGCTTGCAGAATCAAAATCTTCCTCTGTCTCAAAATCCAAACCTTCAAGTGTATCCTCAACAATTTGATTACGATCAGCCTTAGAGATAGCAAGTCCAGCGTCGATCATATATTCATTGTACAAACGAGTTACATTTTTGAAAGTTGCACCAGCACCAATCATTGACATTTTGATGCCATCTTCTTCTGCTTCTTCTGTTATGCCAGCATCAAATGCCTCACGAACAGCAGCATTAACATCAATTTCTTCTTCGGTTTGTACTTCTTCAGCAGTATCGTTCATTTTCTATCCTTTTTTTTAGTAAATTAGCTATATAATATAGATATAGAGAAGGGGGTCTAATTATACCTTATAAATAGGCTATAGGCTATAGTATAGCTATAAATTTAAGGCTTACCTATTAAATTAATTTAGTCTCTTTAATCGTATGATATTTACCCGATGCCTTGACTAATATCTTAACTGGAACAGTTAGCATTTTATATTGATCAATTAACTCTTTTGCTGTACTACATGGCGTACCTCCTCTCATTTTTACCCAGTGATCTGCTTTGTTTTTTGCGTAGCCTTTGTGCTCTATGCAAATCCATTCCGCTATTGTGAGTGAGCCACAAATATAAGTTACCTTGACTGAGGATGGTGCCCCAAATTTCTTATGCTCAACATAGGTAACTCCATCTACCTCAAGCCATTTGTGTTCCCCATCCTCTATTATATATTGATTTGTAGCTTCTGATTTTAAGCCGTGCTCAAATTGAAATTCATGTCCACAATCAGGGCATAGCTTTAGTGCTGGTGGTAATATTGATTCACACCCAGGGCAGGTCTTTGTTATTGGCTCTCCCCCACCCTTTCCTTTCCCTTTCTGTTTTACCAATACATTATTAATTGGGCCAAGTCTATTAGTATTACCAGCGAAATCAAGTACAAGGCACTCAGTTTTATCTGTAGATATACGCGAGCCTCTTCCCAAGGTTTGGACATGAAGATTGGGCGAGTTAGTTGGTCGAAGCATAGCAATGAGATCAACACCAGGAGCATCGAACCCAGTCGTAAGAATATTAACATTAACAAGACATTTGTATTTTCCATCTTTGTAATCCTTTAGTATTTTGTCTCTATCTAGCCCAATGTCTTTCATCTTTGAGTGAACTGGGGCAGCAGATATGCCATTTCTTAATAAAACTTCCGCTATGTGCTCGGCGTGGATTATGTCTATGGCAAAAATCAGCCACTGCTTTCTGTTTTTTCCAGCAGCTATAATTTCTTTTATTGCAGATTGGGTTATGGCATCCCTATCAAACTTATCTGATAATTGCTTTTCACTAAAGTCTCCAGCCACCATTCTAATGCCTGAGGTATCCATCTCAAGCTTAGTTCTCTTTGTGGTTAGCTTTGCCAAGTATCCATCTTTTATAAGCCTATTGAATCTTCCAACGCTAGTATAATTGCAAACAATAGCATCAAACATAGTGGAATCATCATCTCCATAAATGTAACCAGTATCAGAACGAAAAGGTGTTGCAGTAAAGCCAACAGCCGTGAATTTTTCAAGGCCATTAAACAACTGCTGGTACATAGTTTTATTCTCTGTAGATATGAGATGTGCCTCATCTATTATTACCAACCTAAATTCTTTAAAAAGATCTGGTGACTTATATACAGACTGTATTCCTGCAACAGTTACATCCATCACTTCTCTGCGAGACAGCATAGCGGAATTAATGCCAATGGAATATCCTGTGTATCTCTCTATTGCTTCATAGTTCTGTTCTAAAATTTCTTTTACATGTGAAAGCACTAATACCTTTACACCCCATTTGGATACACAATATTGTATGAGGTCTGCAATACAATAACTTTTTCCAGAGCCTGTTGGATAGGCCACTACAGGATGCTTACCAGGATTAGATTTTATGTAAGATATAATTTTTGGCGTTGATTCAGCCTGATATGGCCTAAGTTTTATCATATTTATCCTTATTCGTTTACAGCAAAGAACTTAGACAATGTATATTCACTACATCCTTGAATTTGATCAGGATAGTTAAGGGTATCCTCAAGCAAGTTACATCTCCACTGTCCTTCTGGCATTACATCTACATGACTGCATGTTCTGCAGCTTATTTTTATCTCAACATCACCAAAGCATATATCTGAGCAATCACAAAGCTTACAGGCAAACCAGCTTTTTACTCCAGTTCCTATTCTTGGCAGCAAAGTATCTGCTGTTAGAATTTCCATCTCTTTTTCGACTAGCTCTTTGAAGAAAATATCGTCAAAGTCAACAAACTCAACATAATACCTAGAGTCATTTTTATTATATGCAATATATAATGCTCTTGATAGCTTCAAATATCCCATGTATGTTTGCATCTGTGCATAATGTACAGGCTTAGACTTTAACACTTTTTTCTTTTCTAAATCTGCAAAAGATTTATAGTTGTGAGTTTTCATTTCAATTAGGTGCATTAAACCTTTTATCATAGCAGTGCCATCAATGTGACCTTTCCAGTGCCCTCCAGAGCCAATTATCTGCCTTTGCTGATTTTGTACCTTTATCCCATGGTCAAAAAGGTCAGCTTCAATCATGGGTTCCGCTTTGTGTCCTGTGGCAAATATCCGACCTTTTTGTGCAGTATATTTTTGATCATTCGCCCAATAATGCCCGTATTGTAGCTTACGATAGCATGGTTCACCAATAGCAGAAAGCCCCGTATGAGAACGAGGCAATTGGCTTATTATTGTGTTGTTTAGTCTATCTTGCAGACTATCATTCTGTGGTATCATTACCATTATTATTCCTTATTGTTGCCGTCCTTGGCATTATGATTTATTTCACAAGTTTTAGTTTTGCTTTGCTTTTGCTTTTATGAAGAGTAAGTTCATACCCAATTTGCACAGCTACCTTTGAGAATGTGTCAGTTCTTGGCTTTTTAGTTTTCCCATTTATCCAGTTCAAAATAGTGTTTATATTTACACCTGCGTCACTGGCTATAACTACAAGCTCACTGTATGTAAATTTACTCAGCTCACAAATCATTTTATTAATTACTTTCATTTGAATCTCCTTCAGGTGAATTTTCTGTATTTAAGTATTCATGGTGTATTGTATTTAGCACAGGCATATCAAAAACTTGAAACCTGTTCTGGCCTCTCTCTCTCCATCCATGGGATAATGATAATTCACGTGCAATACTCTCAGCAATATCTTTGTCAGTAAATACCCCAACTATATTAGATGTTACCCCGCACTCAATGCATCCTATGTTTACAACAATATACTTTTTCATTCTTTATGCCTTGATACCCTAGAAAGTGATGGCTCTATGTGCTCTATATGTTGTGCATGAGTAGGCTCATACTTATCACAACGCCTCCAATATTCTGGATGCCAGCACATCCAAGTATGCTTCCATAAAGCCAGCCTGCTTTATCATTCTGGTTCTTTCAAGGTCATCAAGGCTGTTGGATGTCTCGTTGCCGTA